TCAGCAGAAGGACCAGTGAATCTCTACATCTTCATTCAAGACTATGATCTTATCGATCAGCAGATGAACAATGCGATGAATGGAGTCGCTATCACCGTTCTCAAGAGCTTCCTGGAAAGCGGATGAATAACTCCGGACCATGGATGAATCGAGCGGTTGGGAAACAGTGCCCTGCATGGACTCAAGATTTTTTAAGAGAGCGGCTCGCTCCTGTTTCAGGGAGAGGAGCCGCTCTTCAATCTGAGGAAGATTGACAACGCCGATCTGATAAAGATTGAGAAGTTTATCGGACTGACGATCAATTTCTGCAATACGATCTTTAAAAAGCAGCTGCTGATCATTTGATTTTTGCTGAGGCTTTTCGAGAATCTTTTCCAGATATCCGGAATCAGATCCCAATTTTGCTATTTCATGAATGATGATCGCATCGAGCTCCTGCTGAGTATAAGGATGGAGCCGGTTAGTGCAGTTTTCTGACCGGATCATGGATTTATTACTGCGGCTGACGGAATAACAGACATATCGGCGGAGAGCATAACCGCGGGCAATTTTCTTAGGCTGCATACGTGCCCCACAATCTCCGCAATAGAGAAGCCCGGTCAGAAGATTGTCCGTTGTGCAGCTGTGCTTTTTCTCCTGTAGGTTATGATCGAGGATTGCGTTTGCCATACAAAAATCGGTTTCTGTGATGATTGGATCATGGATCCCGTCACGAATGGTATCAACATCCTGAACTTTTCCAATATAGGCATAGTTGCGTAAGGTCCGGCGAACGGTATTGTTATCCCAGGAACGAACTCCTGGATATTTTTCTTTCATGCATTTTGCTATGTGATTGATCGAAGATCCGGAAAGGAACGACTCGAAGATCTCACGAACAATCGCGGCCTCATAGGGAACAAGCTGCAAATCATTACAATTCGGGAGAAAACAATATCCGAGAGGCGGGCGCGATGAATTATAGTGTCCGTTTGCAAGTCTTGCCTGACGCCCCATCGTGGTACGCTCTTTGATGTTTTCCCGTTCCAGCTGTGCAAACGCCGCCAGGATTCCGATGATCGCCCGGCCGAATGCAGTTGATGTATCAAAGGATTCCATCATCGAAAGAAAGTCACAGCTATTTGCAAGAAAGACATCTTCAAGAAGGACGATCGTGTCTTTTTGGGATCGAGACAGACGGTCAAGCTTCCAGACAACGACGCGATTGACCAGGTGAGACTGGATGTCCTGGATCATCTCCTGGATTGCAGGACGGTTCAGAGAAGCGCCGGAATATCCGGCATCAATGTGAACCTTGTAAATCTTAAATCCCATTGCTTCGCAGTATCGGCGCAAACGGTTCTCCTGCTCAGCGACGGAATATCCCTCCATGGCCTGCTCTGTAGTGGAAACACGGATATACAGATCACAAAGATCTGCCACAGGGGCAGTAAAAGGGACAATTTTTTTTGAAGTCATAAAATCATCCTCCGTAAAAATGGGTATAAAAAATACACCCCTTGCCAGGATGCTCCGAAGGTGATATAATTCTAACTATCTGATTTAGACTATATCTTTCCGGAGCAATCCGGCAAGAGAAGATCTGCAAAGCCGTTCGGTGTTACCAGCACCGGGCGGTTTTTTGCAATTTTAGGCTATTACCATTTTCGTGATGTCAAGAAAATGGTAAGTTGCACTGGTGCAACTTTTAAAAAGATTCGAGGAGATCTCGGATTTTTATGGTCAATCCCGGATAAATACCGACGGAAATATCCGCATCAAAAGAATATAAAGAGGGATCATTATCATGCTCGTAACAGTACACAACAACTTTTTCTTTGACAGGGTCAACAATCCAATATTCCCGGACTCCGGCCTGGAAGTATATGGTGTTTTTTAGAGTGTAATCCATCTTCCGGCTGGCCGGAGAGACAATCTCAATAATCAGGTCCGGAGCTCCGGAGCATCCGCGATCCGTCAGTTTATTTGGATCACAGATTACGGAGATATCCGGTTCCACCCAGTCTTTGTTATCTGCATCCAGATTGACAGCGAATGGTGCCGGATAAACTTTGCATGATCCGTGGTTGTCAGCAATGTATTTACGAAGCAGATAATGGAAACCAGAAACCAATTCCTGGTGGATCCGGCTCGGCGGAGCCATATTGTAGAATTTTCCATCGATCAGCTCGGCACGTTCGCCTTCTGGAAGGTTCCAGTAATCTTCAGATGTGTGATAATCTTTTAATAATGGCATATAAATACTCCTCTCTATATTTTGTGGTGAAAGTTAGTCTTTTTATTCATCATCGTCGGAACCATCGCTTAAATCAGAAGTATATGGAGTGTCGGTAGATTGAGACTGTCTAAACTCTTCGGCAAGCATGGTCTTGTTAAACTCTGCGGTTGGATCCAGTTCATTTACTAATGTTTCCAATTCATCAAGCGTTGAATAGAAGAACTCCTTACGCATATTCACTTTGTTTACGCGTTTATCATTTAAAATAGTATGTAATTTATTTTCTAAGCTGACGGCGTCATCAGAGAAAATGAAACTGTGAACATCAAATTTAAATGGTACACTGGCACTTCCGAGTTCATCTACACGATCCTGAGGATCCATTCTGCGGGTCATGCCAATTTTGAAAACATTCTCTCCGAAGGAGCCGAGGTTACTGATGACATAAACATTTCCGGCTTTACCATTTTGAAGTTTGCTGATTTCATCTTTCTTAATAGTTACATCCGATAACTGTCCTTGTAATTCTAAAATTCTTGATTTCAGAGCAGCTATCTGTGCTTCATCTTCTGTATTAGAAAGTGCTTCATTTGCCTTTTCAATCTCCGACTGGTATTTGGACTCTTCTTGCTCGATTTTCTTACGTTGCTGTTCAAGCAGTTTACGTTCTTCGGCTTCTTCACGCATTTGCTGTTTGAGGGCGAGCTGCTCCTGACGGGCCTGTTCTTTTTTTACATAATAGTTATATTCAATTTTTACTGCATCAATAAAGAGATATTCAATTTCGCCAATGAAACGTGTAAGCGTTCCAACAATACTTTTATTTCCCTCTCCAGCAATCTGGAGATATTTTCGTGTGACAATTTTTACCTTTTCAACTGCTTGATCCAACTTCTCATATTTTAGATCATATAAGATATTTTGCAATTCAGCCCGAAGAGCGATAACCATTAACTGATAAATTGTCTGATTTGCTTTTGTAGTATATCGGGCAGCGTATGAAGATAAGAGGCGATCAATGGCTTTATCATTTTCTCTAAAAGCGCTCCGTAAAGATTTTACATCCATGGAATGTAATTTTAAAATGACGCTGGGTGCATAGGCATCATAATCAGTTAAATCTGAGGGAGATAGACGATCTGCTCCGTCAGTTTCAAGAAAGTTTGAAATACAATAGTCGACGCTTTTGTACAGTTCCTTTGAGCGCTTTAATTTTTTAGTTTGGGTTGTAACCTGTTTATCTAATTTTTCCTGCTTTTCTTGTAATTGAGAGATTTCTTCGCGCAGACGAGAAATCATTGTATTTTGCTCAGCCATCTCTTCGCTGAGAGTGGTAAATTCCTTTTTGGCCTCAGCAATTTTCTTTTGAACTTCTTCATACTCATCACAACCGAGAGCTGCTAAGCGCTGTTTAAGCTGCTCATTTTCTGCTTTAATTTCACCGATTCGAAAAATATCAAAAAATCCCATTTGTATCCCCTTTTACATAGTATTCTGATGATTTTATCGTTTATAGTTTCTCTACCACCGCTAAGTGTGGTTCAAACATGATTACATATCCATCCAGCTCTGTGTAACAGCCGTATTTTTCACGGTAGCATTCCAAGGCTTCATTCAGAAATTCTTCTGACACTTCCAGACAATCTGCTAATTCATGAAGATTGTGGCAGTGGTTACGGAATCCTAAAATGATTCCGGAAAGTCCGATCCGGCGATCGTAGGCGCGGAGCCGGGCGAGATGTTCCTGCTTTCTGCAGGCGGAATCACTCTGATCCAGGATGTTTCCGTAGGAAGTATAGTGGTGTTCCAGTTCTTCCGCGAGCGTGTCCGCAGTCTGGGCGGAACTCAGACCGGAGCGGATCGCGATCGATCCATCTATATAAAGACCGTGGAGACGGTCACTTTTAAACTTCACATAATCGACAGGGACATTCTGTTCGTATGCCTCCTGTTCCAGTTTCTCAGCTGCAGTCACCAGCATCAGCTCCTATTTCTTATTTCTTCGGTTTCTCACAAATTCCGCATAAGCGCGGATATCTTCCAGTTCGTCCTCAGTATACTCGTCTCCGTCGAAGTGGGCGGCGATGGTGGTGGGCTGTTCATTAACCGCATCATCAGCTAAATAATCTAAGGTGCAATTAAAATAGTTGCAAAGTTTCTTTAATGTCGAAAGCTTTGCGTTTTCTGATCCTTTCTTATAAAAACCATCAATCGTTGTATAAGGAACACCAGATTCCCTAGCTAAGTCTGCTTTGCTTATATTTCGTTCTTTCATCAAAATATCTAATTTATCTGTCAATCCCATATTATGAGTACCTCCTCGTAGCTTCATAATACTACGAAAATGATACTTTGTAAATAAAAAAATACCCCACAAAGTAAAATAATTACTTTTTAGGGTTGACAAATACGATACGGGGTAATATAGTTATAATGTAATTACGACACAGGGTAACAAAGGAGGCGAGAACATTGTTTAATAACTTGAATGCGGAGATGGCAAGAAAGAAAATCTCCATCAAAGCATTATCAGAAGTTACAGGCATCAATTACGAAAGCTTGAAAAACAAAATGTCCGGTGCGACAGAATTCAAAAGAAGCGAAATGATTCAGATCAAAAAAGAATTTCCGGAATGCTCTTTGGATTATCTGTTCGCAACAGAAGATGAGAAGGGAGCGTGAGAACGATGGAGAAAGAAAAAATTCCATTTAAAGACTATCTGGTTTCAATGTTGGGGAAGAAGAAAGCGCACGAGATTCTTTCAATGACATCAGCAGAAAAGAAATGCAAGATCATCATTATTGATGGTGTCCACGCTCCAACAGGAAAAACAGTATTAAGCCGTGTATTGGAAGAACATGGGTATTTAACACTGGAGCTGTATCTACATAAATATGTCCGGTTAGATACAGTGCTCCAGGAGAGAATACCCGACTATGCTACTTTAATCGAATAAGAAGAGCAGGAGATTTCTTTGAAATGTTGAAGTGCCAGTTAGTCAGCGATTCGTTATCGGCTCTGAAACCGCACAACAGCATCGCCTGCTTGAAAGCTCCATGGCTGATATAAAACCCGCCGGGGGTTCTTTCAAAGAGGCCGTGAAGAGAGTATGAATCTTCAGAATATTCAAAAGATTTTGTGGGTAAAAAATTTAATTTGATCCAAGCACAAAGTTGTTTTTGCTCACTGGGGGTTAAATCATAGAACTCTTTAGGATCATCGGTAACGTACATAGATTGGTGCTCCTTTGCATTATACTCGGCGCGGCAACGCCTGTATGAAAAGTATATCACCAAAGGGAAGGGAGAAGCAAGAGAAGGGAGCGTGAGAGGGATGGAAACCATAATAACTTTTGAAATTGCGGGCGAGCAGTACACGATGTTTGTGGAAGGTATTCTTAAAAAGAAATATTACTTATCCAAAGAGAATAAGGGAAGTATGCTGGCAGACCCAATTCCGGTCAAAGTTTCAGCCAGTACGCTGAAAGATACCATTGCATACTGGCTGGAAGTTCTAAAGGCCTACATATAGGCAGGTGGGAGGGAAGACAGAATGAAAATAAAACATGTAATGCTTGATGGAACTGTGAGAAACAGTATCGAAGGTATGGTAGTTCCTGCTGATCACCCAGTATATAAGCTGTTGGCGAAAGTGCTTTTAGAAAAGCGTAACGAAACTACCGTAGAGGATAAGAAGAGCATGGCAGGATGAAGAAAGGGGACAGAAGAAATGAATGAGTACGACAAGAGCACGGCAGGCGCTCTGCCAGCACTGCGGAAGGATCTGGAATATATCCCGGTTCGCAGTGATCCGAGACGAGTATCGGTGTCCGAAATGTACGAAGAGGATCCGGAACTCGAGGAGTCCTACGATCAGGACAAGCAGCAGCCGACACTATTTGAAGTGATGGAAAAAATATGTCGCATTGTTGAGTGTGTGACCTGCGGCGGCATGATATATGTTCTGGCCCGCATGGCTGGAATTGCATAAAAAGATCCCCATAGCGGAGCGGCAACTCCGAGGGGATCACATGTAAAAAGTTTACACCTCTATTTTAGAGGAGAAAGAGGAGAAAATCAAGATGGTAAAAGTAACGATTGAGGATGACAGATGCAAGAATGAGATTACAGGCGAGTTCTTCATGGGGCTTATGATTACCGAAGAAGAGAAAACTGAGGACAGCACAACTTATAAAGCGTGCGCGATCGGAACAGGAAATACATGCGTGCAGGATCTCCCGAATAATGTCGCGAAATGGATTGTCAGTTTCTTTGGATCGGTGTATAAAACCAAGCCTGGCTATGTGGCGGCAATGGCAGAACTTGCCAAGCGTATAGATAATGCGGTCAACCAGGCAATTAAGGAGAGTGCGTGTGCGATTACAGATGAAATAATGGAAGAGCTGAAGGGGAAAAAGGAATGAGTGGATTTAAATTATATGAGATCTCAGAAGAGCTCATGACACTGGAGGACATGCTTTACGATGATACGGTTGATCAGGAGACGGTACAGGACACCTTAGAGATGATCAACATGGACTTTGAGGATAAGGCAGATAACTATGCGAAGATCATCCGTACAATGGATGCCAGCATCAAGGCGCTGAAGGACGAAGAGCAGAGACTTTCCGGCAGAAGAAAAGCCCTCGAAGAGAGACAGAAGTGGCTGAAGGATACTCTGGAAGCCAATATGCGTTATACCGGAAAGATGAAGTTCAAAACACCGCTGTTTTCCTTCAGCATTCAGAAGAATGGCGGGCTGGAACCGCTGGTAATCACTGGAGAGCTTGAGGACATTCCGGGCCGTTACCTGATCCAGCAGCCGCCGATTCCGGATAACATGAAAATCCGGAAACTCCTGGAAGAGCAGCCGGTTGAGTGGGCACATCTGGAGCCGCGCGGCGAAAGCCTGAGGATCCGCTGATGGACCGGGAAAGTATTGGACCGTTTCGCATGCAGCTGCTTATGGAAGTAGCAGCGAAGGCAGTCAAGATTATGACAACAGGTGTATGGCATTTATCCTTTGACGAGATGGATATCGTACTGGAGTATATCCGGTACGGCATTGATGCTTATAAGAGAAAGTACGAGGAGGGAAACGACGATGTTTCTGAAAATCGGTGAATTGAAAAGAATCATGAAAGATGCCCTGAAGAGCTCCGGACTGATCGTGGGTAATACAGGAGAGTGGTTTTTGGTATACACGGAAAAATGGGGCGTTGCCACAGAGCTGCAGTATCTCTCAAACAAGTTTAAGGCAGCTGTGATTGAGCTGATCGGAGATCTCCCGGAAGAGGGTGAGGCGTATTTGTACAACATCGATGAGCATGGGCTTAAGCGGGCGCCGGATCTGGACCCGGTGGATCCGTACGATGAATGGATGGCTGCGAAGGATGTGGCAGTTAAAACCGGCGTAAATGTACGGTTGTTTGCGCACGAATATGCGTTCTATCAGGTCAAGCAGACACATGCATGCGTCGCAATTGAGCGCCGGCATGTGGAACCGATGATTTCCCCCAGCGACCTGGACAAAACGGAAGGTGAGCTGATGCCGCCGAACCCGAGTGTCAGAAACGGTACGGTCCTCTATTTCAAAAACGATATGATGATCTATTGGGTGGCCGCAGAGCCAATGCCGGAAAAGACAAGAAATGAATTTTTACCATTGTTAGAATCGTTGGATTTCTTCAACGAAAGAGAAGAAGTCATTCCGTATTAGAGGAGGAGTTATGGGATTACCAGTTTTGATCTATGGAAAGTCCGGAAGCGGAAAGAGCCGGAGCTTAAAGTTCTTCGCAGAGGATGAAGTTGTACTGTTTAACACGGAAAGAAAGGCGCTGCCGTTCCGCAAGCGTTTCCGGAAAATGGGAGCCAGCGATGACATTGGAAAGATTATCGCAACAATCAACCAGAATCCAGAGAAAGTCTTCGTGATCGATGACGCCGGGTATATTATGACGCACCTGTTCATGTCCCAACACCGGAATAAAAAAGGCAATGCATCTTTTGAGATGTATGACGATATTGCAGATGCCATGTATGGTCTTGTCAAGAGAATCAAGGATGAGGTAAAGGATCCGGAAAAGATCGTATACATCATTTTCCATGAGGACACGGATGACTTCGGTGTCTCCCGTCTTAGAACCATTGGAAAGCAGTTGGACCGCAAGGTTTGTCTGGAGGGCATGGTGACGATCTGCATTCGCTGCATGAGTGAAAACGGGACGCATTTCTTCCGGACAGTTACGGATGGATCCGATATTACGAAGACGCCGGAGGATATGTTTGAGAGCCCAGAAATCGAAAATAACCTGAAGTTAGTGGATGACACCATCCGTGATTTCTATGGATGGGAGAAGTATAAAGCCAAGGAGGACAAGCAGGAATGATTAAGAAACCAACAGGATATGATGAGGCGGCAGCTTATACTGGGGAGTTCCAGCAGCTGCCGAAAGGAAAGTATGTGTGCGTGATCAAGCGGGTTGCGACACAGAAGTCCAAGAACGGAAACGAGCAGTTTGTAATTCTGTATGACATTGCAGAGGGTGATCAGAAGGGCTTCTACCAGAAGATGTTTGATAATGACAAATCACAGAATCCTTCCGGAGCGAAGTGGCGTGGCGTGTTTAAACAGAACATGGAAGGCAAGGGACTTTCCTGGTTTAAGGGTATTATTACCTCAATCGAACGTTCAAACAACTTTACATTCCAGTGGGACAAAGATGACAACGAGAAAACGCTGAACGGCAAGAAATTTGGTGGAATCTTCCGTCGCAGACAGTATGAAGCCGAGAACGGAAACCGTCCGATCGTTACGGAGCTGTGGCAGATCCGCAGTCTGGCAGGACTTTCAGAGGCAGAGGTTCCGGAGGACGAGCTTCTTCCGGAAGGACCGGGAGCCGGAAGCCAGCAGGCACAGGCAAATGCGGCGCCGCCGTCTATGGTGGACGGCAATGGTTTTATGAATATTCCGGAAGGAGCCGGAGATGAGGGAATCCCGTTCTTATGATCCGGAACTGTACCGGAAAGTTAAGGAATCAGTAACGATGCAGCAGGCCGTAGAGTATTGCGGCCTGCGTGTCATAAAGGATAAATGCCTGTGCCCGTTCCATAAGGACCAGCATCCATCCATGAAGATCTATCCGGATGGAAAAGGATATTACTGTTTTGCATGTGGATCCGGTGGGGATCAGGTCAAGTTTGTGGCAAGATACCTCGGCGTAAATAATTATGATGCAGCTAAGGAGCTGGCGCAGGCCTTTGGGATTCCCATTGAGGAGCCGGTCTCATATCGGGAGAAACGTGAAGCAGAGAAAAAGAAGCGCTACAGGCGCGAGAAAGACGAGTTTATCCGATATGCGAGGAAATGGCTAATGGTGTACCGAAGTCTCCTGTGCGAGGCGGTCAGAACGCAGGACAGGCATTTCTGGGAGGGGCTGGGCAATTTATCGTATGTGGACTACCTGCTTGAATGTCTGGAGCAGTGTCCGGAACAGGTATACGCAGACAAGAAGGCGGTGAGTGAAATTGGAAAAGTCGAACGAAGAGTTACTGACTGGTATAGCTAAGCTGGAGCGGCAGAGTCCATTTCCGGATGAAATCTTTTACCGGATCTTTGAGATTGAGGACAATGTGGAACGGCAGAAGTATATTGAGGCATTGCGGAACGAAGCCAAGATCTTAAAGCGCAGCACGGAGTTTAACAATCTGTTGAAGCAGTTCCAGCTTGACTATATTCAGCGGATGCGCCAGACCGGCAACAAAACGGCTTTTACCGATCAGCCGCTGGAACTGATCTGTGCAGAATGGAGCGCTACCGATATGGGCGTGAAAACGATCCGGTACGATAAGAATATGCAGCCGATTCCGGTGATTGCGTGCAGTCATCCGATTATGCCGATCGAGATCCTTAAAAACGTGGATACATCGGAGGAAAGGATCACGCTTGCCTACTTCAAGTCAGCGTCTTGGCAGCATATTACGGTAGACCGGTCTGTTTGCGCCAATAGCAACAAAATTGTGGACGTGCTGTCCCAATATGGCATTGAGGTTACTTCCGACAATGCGAAGAGTCTGGTGCGTTATATCAGTGACTGCGTAGGTTACAATCCTGTCGCTCTGGAACCGAAGAAATCCATTAACCGTTTGGGATGGGTCGGTGCAGCCTTTACCCCGTATGAGAAAGATATCCGGTACGAGGGTGGAATGGATTTCGAGGCGATCTTTAAAAATGTGTCTGAAAAGGGCGATTTTGACGTCTGGAAGAAGCTTTGCAGTGATCTCAGGAAGAATATACCCCTGCGCATGATGATGGCAGCAAGCTTCGCTTCTGTGCTTCTGGAGCCGCTTAAGGTACTGCCGTTTGTGCTGCACTTGTGGGGAACGACCGGAACAGGAAAGACGGTGGCGCTTATGGTGGCAATGTCCATCTGGGGGAACCCGCGGATGGGCGGTCTGGTAAAGACCATGAACATGACCAAGAATGCCATTATGCGTAATGCAGCTTTTTTATGCAGCATCCCTTTTGCGGGAGATGAGCTGCAGACCATCAAGGACAAATGGCAGGGAAATTTTGACCAGCTGATCTACCAGATCACAGAGGGCGTGGATCGCGGCCGAGCGAAGGCTTATGGCGGTGTAGAGGATACCAAGACCTGGAAGAACAGTTTTATCTTTACCGGCGAGGAACCGATCACGAAGGTGAACTCCGGAGGTGGTTCAAAAAACCGTGTTATCGAGATCGCAATAGACGGTCCACTGGTGACAGACGGCCATTATGTGAGCAGCATGGTGCAGGAGAATTATGGCTTTGCCGGAAGAAAGTTTGTGGAGTACATACAGGAGACAGAAACCTGCAAAATCATGGACCGTTACAGAGAAATCTTTGAGGAACTCTGTAAGCTGGACACTACGGACAAGCAGGCTATGGCTATGGCCTGCATGCTGTTGGCAGATGAGATTGCGGTGAAGCTCTTTTTTACGGCAGAGCAGCCGCTGCAGATTGTTCAGGTAAAGCAGTACCTGCAGAGTGCACTTGATGTGGATATTGCTGAGCGCGCATATCAGCAGGTGTTGAACTGGGTTGCAAAGTACCAGATCCGTTTTGAAGATCCGAAAGCCGAAAACTCGCTGAATAAGGGCGAGGTCTGGGGAAAGATCGATGGCGGGAAGCTGATCGTGAACCGTGATGTACTTTTAAGTTTTCTGGATCAGAATGGATTCGACTATACGGCAGTAAGCCGAAAATGGGCAGAGAAAGGTTATCTGGTGCGCAATTCGCAAGGGAAGATGGTACATCAGACGAAGGTATATGGAATCAAATCGAGCTACATCAAATTCAACCTGCCAGAGGATGACGATACTACGGACAAAGATGGGTTTGTGCAAGTCGAAAATTATGAGCAGGAGACACTGCCTTTTGACTAAAAGGTCTTACCTGATTTCTAAAAGGTAAGACCTTGGTAAGACCCTTGAAGCCGCATAAACACTGGCTTTTTTAATAAGGTCTTACCTGTCTTACCGGTCTTACCTGTTATATAGTCTCGTGACGCGAGGAAAAAAACGTCATTATTTTTTTCTCTTATAAAAATATAGACTTATTATCCGGGTTTTTAGGTAAGACAGTAAGACCCTAAGTAAAATAAGGGCTTGCGGGCATTTTTCAGGTAAGATTCGGGAAAGACATTTCCGGAAAATGGTAAGACCGCAGCTATGAGGGGATGAAAACAATGAAAATGAGCAATAAATCAGCCGGCACAATGTTTGAGCGTGAATTTGCCGGGAAACTGGCAAAGAACCGGTTCTGGGTGCATCGATTTCAGGACAATAAAAACGGGCAGCCTTGTGATGTGATCGCAGCCAGGAACGGAAAAACATATCTCTTTGACTGCAAAGACTGTGCCGGTGCATTTCAGCTAAGCAGGGTGGAGGAGAACCAGTACAATGCAATGTATTTGTTTCACCTGACCGGAAACAGCCGCGGGATGTTTGCAGTCAGATATGATCCGGAAGTGATCTTTCTGGTTGACTATCAGGTTCTGAAAGATTTACAGGATAGGGGAGTCCGGTCGATTCCGCGCGTGGCTATGACACGATACGGTAGAACGCTGAATGACTGGCTTCAGGAATTAAACGATTCAGAGACAGGAGATGAGACAATTGATCATACAGATTGGCGCTGAGATCCGCATCAAAGATCCAACTCCACAGCTTAAAAAGTGGTGTGATGAGAATCTTGTGATCCGGAACCCGGAGTATGATGACCGGATGCGCCGGGGACTCTGGACCGGAAAGACGCCGGAATACCTGTGGCTGTTCCGGGTCGATGGTCAGGATCTGGTGGTTCCGACCGGGATCGGAAAGGAGATCCGGAAGTTTTTAACGGAGCAGGACCCGATTGAGATCCATCTTGCAGACCCGGCACATGTTCAGTACGATGGAGAGCTGCCGCTGTATGACTACCAGAGACCGGCGGTGGATGCGATGAAGGAACAGAGCTGCGGGATTCTGCAGGCACCTTGCGGATCCGGAAAAACACAGATGGGAATTGCACTGGCCGCGGAACTTAGCGGGAAGACCTTATGGGTCACACATACCCAAGACCTTCTGAATCAGTCCTATGAGCGTGCAGCACAGTACTTCCCGAAGAGCACCCTGGGAAAGATCACAGCTGGGAAGGTGATGATCGGCAGCCATATGACCTTCGCGACAGCTCAGACGCTTTGTAAACTGGATCTTTCCAGATACGAATATGTATGGGATACCGTCATCGTGGATGAGTGTCACCGGCTCGCAGGGACGCCGACGCAGGTCACGATGTTTTATAAGATCTTGAACAGCCTGGCGGCGAGACACAAGTATGGGTTATCCGCCACAGTACACCGGTCGGATGGGATGATCAGAAGCACATTTGCCGTTCTTGGACCGGTGGTGTACCGGGTGCCGGATGAGGCGGTTGCGGACAAGACCATGAAGGTCCGGATCTGTGAAAGGAGCACGGGAGTAAAGGTCAATCGGTGCGTGCTGGATACGGACGGGACACTGGAGTATTCGAAGCTGATCCCGTATCTGATCAACTGCTCAGAGCGAAATGATCAGATTGTGAAGGATCTGAAAGACAATGTGGAACATTTTAATCTGGTTCTCTCTGATCGGCTGGAACATCTGAAGAATCTTATGGATCTGCTGCCGGAAGATCTCCGGATGCAGGCAGTGATGATCGACGGGAAGATGCAGAGCAAGAGCGGACGTCTGGCAAGAGAAAAGGCCATTGAAAATATGCGGAACGGGAAAAAGCACTTCCTCTTCGCTTCATATGGTCTTGCAAAAGAAGGATTGGATATCCCGCGTCTTGACCGGTTGTATCTTGTGACACCGAAGAAAGATTATGCGGTGGTCACCCAGTCTGTTGGCCGTATCGCACGGAACTTCGATGGAAAACAGGACGCAATCTGTTTTGACTATGTGGATGATATCCAGTTCTGCCAGAATCAGTTCAAGCGGAGAAAGACTCATTACAGAAAGGCAGGATGCATCTTATGACAAAACGTGAAAAACAGGCAGTAGAAGCGAAAGCAGCGTGGTGCGATTCGTACCTTTTCTATCAGAAATATCATGGGCATCCAGTGGAGCCTGGAATGTGGAAAGCAGCGACAGATGACTTTGCAGATATCCTTCAGAAAAATCACAATTCAACCATCTGCGCGCGACTGATGCTGGCGGCTTTCAGCTTATTGGAGGAAGAGTCGAGATGACAAAAACTAAGATCAATACAGGGGCAGCGGTGGAAAACCACAGACAGAAAGATCAGGGAAATGTATCACCGAAATGGATTGAGGCGATTCAGAGACAGGTAAAGATCGGCGATACGATCAATGTGAAAACAAATAAATGCTGCAGTGTCGATGAGGGCATGAGCGGCAAATCTGGTGTCTGGAGAAAAGGAACCGTGATCGGCATTTTCCGCAACTTTGTTCATGTACGCCTTCAGAGCGGTGTATGCGAAAGCGTTCTCTGGACAGATATCATGAACAGCAATACGGAGGATGACGATGAAGAAGAATAACGATACGCCGAAGGAGCAGTTTATTTGCAGCGTGTGCGGAAAAGAGATCTCCGGAGATCATGTGATCATCCAGACGAGACGTCACACTACGCTGCATATTCACCATGAATGTATGAGGACAGGGAGGCAGATGCATGAAGAAGATTAAGTTATTTCCGGCACCGCATATGGAGGTTCGGATCCATGTGTCGGAGGAGATGGAAAGGGATTATGCGGAGTGCCAGAAGATGATGAAACGTGGCGAGGACTATGATTGCGATAGATGCAGTTGGGCAAACGTAAGCATTTACGGCACAGGAGCTTGCGAACTGAAAGGTCTGAAAGAACAGCTGGGAGGAATAAGCGGTGAGACTGACGGAAAAGAAAAATAATGGTCATTGGAGCTTAAAAGGCGTGTCATGGAATGAGCTGAAGCCCGGCGCAGTGCTTTCTGAAAAAACTTGGGAGAAGCTCTACGGGGCGCTCTGGAAGCTGAAGGGCTATGAGGATACCGGAGTGAGCCCAGATGAGATCGAGCGCATGAAAACGGAGGGGGGAAAGATGTTGGTAATGATTGATGAGAACGGAGTCGCAGACGTATATGACGATACCTATGACATCGTGATCCACTGCGAGAGCGAGGAAGATCAGAAGGATGCAGAATTGGCGTTAAAAAATGTGCGGAGATGGATCCCGGTGACGGAACGTCTTCTGGAGCTTGGGGAATATGTGTTGATTTCATTTTCCAACTTCACACTCCCATGCATTGGAAGATATGACGAGGACGAAAAGGGCGGAGCATGGTTTAATGGTGACGAGACAGAATCACTCGTTAGCCAGGACATGTATGTGAATGCATGGATGCCGTTGCCGGAGCCATACAGGTCAGAGGTGGAAGAAAAGCTTGTTGCGGATACCGGATGGAAAGACCACTATAGGGGACGATTTGAAAAAGTTGAATAAGGTCAGGACGATTAAGAGCTACTGTTTCCGACATTAAAGTCGGGGACAGTAGTAAGATCAGAGACTTAAGTTATCCGGTTGCGGAGTTGATGACCTGTGTCAAATGTCCGGAGCCATATGAAGCAGGAAAGTAGGGGATAGACAATGGATCAGCGTAGAGCAGAAAACGAATTCAAGAAATCATTTCTCCGGTCATACCGGAGAATCAAAAGGAATGTTGCAGTCCTGTCCGATCAGATTGCAGAGTTAAGAGCAGCTAAGATGGGTGTCTCCTGCGGGATCGGGGACGGAATGCCGCACGCACATGCTGGGTCTGATCTGTCGGATTATGCAGCAAAACTTGATGAACTGATAAGAGAAATGAATCAGGAACGGTATCGGCTGGTGCGGGCCGCCGTGTTAATCAACAGAGCGATCGGTGAAGTCCCGGAAGGAATCGAACGGTACGTTCTCACGAAAAAGTATCTCCTTGGATGGGGATGGGAACGGATCGCCGATGGACTGGGATATTCTGTGAGATCTGTTTATTACATTCACGGCCGCGCCCTGCATAAGCTGCAGGTCCCTGAGGAATGGAAGAAAGAAACGGAGGAAGCATCATGAAAATTCGGTTATCGATGCAGGGGAGCATCTTTGAACGTGGAAGTGTCCGACAAAAAGGCAATGGGCATTTATCGTGGATTGGCGGAAAGACTCCTGCTGCAGACAGGAGCGTCGGAGCCACAAACAGAAAAAGAAGAAGCCGAAAAGCCTCCAGCGAAGATCGTCCGGGAAGACGTGAACATGAAGGATGAACCCGAGGAGCGGAGTCCGTTCTCGCCGCTGATCAGGGTAGCGGAAGAAGCGCAGCATAATTTTCAAAACGCTATGTCAGGACTTGTTAATAGTCTCTCAGAAAATGAGCCAGAGCAGTATAGAGGATTCCTCCTGATCCGTTGCGAACATTGCGGAAAGATGCGGGCGTACTGCAGTAATTATCCTGTTACATACCATAAATGTGAGTGCGGTCATAAAACAGATCTCCATGATTTGAAGCCATTATATGCAAATTGTGAGTGCGGGCAAAGATCCTATTACCGCACCAATATTGAGGATCCGATGATTGATGTGAACTGCATTTCCTGCGGGGCACCGGTTGCTGTCGAGTGGAATGCGAAGAAAAAGCGTTATGGTACGATAAAGGAGCAGCTGTAAATATTATGGACGATGATTATTGCTATGAATGTACGGGATACGGCGATAACTATTATGAGGACAAGGAGGGCAATCTGGTATGTAGATGTCCGGGTTGCCCGATGAATTCGGACGAGGAGAAGTAGTAAAAATGGAATCACATGAATATAAACTGCTGCAAGAACGCCTTGAAAAAAAATCCAGAACAATCCCTATAGTCGTACCAGCAACTTTAAAAGCGAAAAAGGTTATGAAGAGGGGATTCTTGCAGCCAAGAGTATTCTTCACAGCTATTATAAGCAAAACTCCGAGAGAAAGGAGCGAGAGTATGACAGAGAGTGAAGCGTTACAGGCCTTGAAACTGGATCGTGGTCTTGAAATAAGCGGGCAAGCAACAAGAGTGGCGAAATTCTTTAAGGGATTGGATATCGCCGAAAAAGCGCTTAAGAGGCAGGCTGGAATAAGGCCGGTAAGAATGTATAGTAGTGATTTTAAGGACAACTGGTGTTCTTGTCCGGTATGCTCAGTAAAACTTGGATGGGAACAACGCATAAATAAAATAATGGGTTACTGTTGCGTATGCGGACAGAGGTTAGACTGGAAGGTATTTGAGGTGGTTGAACAGGAGAAGAAATATGGAGAAAGAGATGCGTAGAACTGGAAAGTTTGATAAAAATGGTCGCGAAATGATGGCGGGGGATATTGTCCATTTTCGTTGCAAAAATTTTTCATTATCCGGGAGGGGTATCGTATTCCTGGCGGAAAAAGAGGATTCTTTGGGCGAGGATTCATTCCGAATTCGCGACACCAGACCAGGGAAAAACAATGGAAGAATTTATCCATATTATCCGGATGCGAAATACCGCATTGATGTACATGTCGGTGAAGAAGTTGATCGGGAAAAAGAAAATTGAAGAATGCCATGAATATGATTGTGGCGTGAGTAGGAGGAAACATAATGATCGGGTTAATTTGTGGGTTAGTTCTTGCATTTATTCTGACAATGTTCGGAGTCGATAAAATCTTTATTAACGAACTGCAACCGCTTTTTGCAAATGTAACATTAACTACGGGGCATTTTTATATTGTAATGGCAGTTGTAGGATTTATTGCGGGAATTGATCCAACAGGTTGAAATAAGTCTTTCAGGAGAAATAATAGTGAGTGCGATTAAGATATTTGGAGGATACCATGAACACAGACAAGGATAAGGATATCAAGAACTTTATAATCAATTATGAGGATGGGACAAGCAAAACCGTAGAAAAAGGATTTTTCTGTGAGATGCGGGAAAATGAGGACGGCAGCGGAAATCTCATCTTCAACATGGTCGATGTGCAGGGAAAGGAACTTGAGAGAATTGTAACAGGCTGCATCTATCTTGGAGAAAATCTGGGAATGTTTAAGAGAGGGAACGGAAGAGAGGGAACGGAAAATGAAGAAGACTAAACTGTACAGAAATGGTGAAGGGTACATAGATAAAACACCGGGAGACGCAATCCGGGCTGCCAAGCGGGAGCCGGAGAACGTGATCCAGTTCCGGCGGATGCTCAAAGCGATGGGAATTATTTTTCATCTGAAGATCCTTGGTAAAGTGGTGCTGGTTGATGAGAATGGAGATCGGTGGTGAGCGGATGATCTGGTTAAGAGTAGGAAAAATAATTGTGGCTATCTATATTTGGTGGGAAGCATTTAAAGCCGCAAATAGACAGGATATATCGCGTACAATTTATTTTTCTATGGTGGTTATCGTCATAAGCATTTCAATGTTTTGGGTATGAGGGGAACCTAAACAGGTTCCCCATCATCGGAGTTATCCGGATCCCGGCAGAGCTCATCCAGGGAGACACCGAGGGCATCAGCCAGTTTGATCATCGTAGAGACCCGGCCATCGTTCCGGACCTCCAGTTCCTGGATCGTGCGGCGTGGAACACCGGATAATTCTGCGAGTGCCGGAACAGAGAGCTTCCGGGCTTTACGGATTTCTTTTAGACGCATGATAATACCTCCAGATTTTTGGAATTACGTCGGCAAGGACGAACACCGACGCGCAGATCGTGAAGAGGCAGGACACGATGGACCAGCCGGATCCGATTGCGAAAAGCACGGAAAACAACAGGAATAACGTATGAAAACGGATTCTCATTTTACATTTTCAACCGAATGTGGTAAGATGATTTTGAGGAGGGGAGATCTCTCTCCCCTGTTCTTACTTGAGCGCCTTTATCAATTCTGCTATGGATAAGATCAATGTTGCGGTGGCCGCCACAGCTTCGATCATCAGATTGATGAGGCGTTCTTGCTTTTTCCTCTTTTTCTTTCCCATTCGGTTACCTCCTTTCCTTTTGATAATATAATTATAGCACATAAATATGTGCTTGTCAATCGAAAAGCACATAAAAGTGTGCGATTTTCTATATAAAAGTGGTTCATGTTTGCATTGTTTTGCAGTAGTTACCTGTGATATGATTAGAATAGATTTTGAGGCACCCGAGACGAGGTGCCTTTTTTAGTTTTATGTGATTGGAAGGTGAGGTGGTTGGCCAGAAGTCCGAATGAACAGGTTGTGAAGGCGAAGGAATTATTCGATTCCGGGAAGAGCCTGGTTGAGATCGCAGAAATCCTGAAGGTCTCGGCGGGAACGGTCCGAAGCTGGAAAAGCCGGTATGGATGGGATAAATCTGAGAGTGCAACGTTGCAGAAAAAAGTGCAGCGTTGCAAAAAAGAAAAACGCAACGTTGCGAAAGCTGATGCGAAGACGGTCGAGTCTGTGATGGAGAACACGGAACTGACCGCGGAGCAGCAGCTTTTTTGCATTCTTTATGCGAAGACGCTGAATGCTACGCAGTCATACATGAAGGCGTATGGGTGCAGCTATGAATCAGCTATGACCAACAGCTTCCGGCTGCTGAGAAATGACAGAGTGAAGGCGGAGATCCAGCGTCTGAAAAAAGAGCGCTTTGAAAGCCAGCTGTTCGATGAGCATGATGTCTTCCAGTGGTATCTGGATATCGCGACTGCCAGCATCACGGATTTCGTGACGTTCGGCAGGAAAGAGATTCAGGCAATGGGAGCTTTCGGTCCGATCACGGACAAGAAGACAGGAGAGCCGGTCATGCGTGAAGTCAACTATGTTGATTTCCGTGAATCCGATCAGGTGGACGGCCGCGTGATCAAGAAGGTCAAAATGGGGAAAGACGGTGCCAGCATCGAACTGTATGATGCGATGAAGGCCATGGAGTGGCTGGCGGATCATATGGCGATGGGAACCGGAAACCAGCAGAAGCTTGCCGAGACTATCATCGGTGCGTATGAGCGCAGACAGAAGGAAATGAAGGGAGATGAGGAGAATGCCAGCACTGAGCAGTGATGCGATCCGGTTCTATGCGAATGAGCCGATCTATTTTGTGGAGGATATCATAAAAGCAATTCCGGACGAAAAGCAACGTGACATTCTGCGAAGTCTTCGGGATTATCCCATGACCTCGGTCCGATCGGGGCACGGAGTCGGAAAGAGCGCCGTGGAAGCCTGGTCAGTGCTGTGGTTCATCTGCACTCGCCCGTTTCCGAAGATCCCGTGCACGGCGCCTACGGAGCATCAGCTCATGGACGTCCTGTGGGCGGAGATCAGCAAATGGATGAGAAACAATCCGGCATTTAAGGATGAGCTGATCTGGACGAATGAGAAGCTTTACATGCGGGGGCATCCGGAAGAATGGTTTGCGGTTCCGCGGACGGCAACAAACCCGGAAGCTCTGCAGGGATTCCATTCAGAGCATGTCCTGTATATCATTGATGAGGCATCCGGTGTTTCGGACAAAGTCTTTGAGCCGGTACTCGGCGCAATGACTGGAGAGGACGCAAAGCTTCTCATGATGGGGAACCCGACAAGGCTGTCGGGATTTTTCTATGATTCGCATCACAAGTCGCGCGGAGAGTACAGCGCAATCCACATCGATGGCCGGGACAGTGCTCACGTATCAAAGCAGTTCGTTGCGAAGATCATCAAGATGTTTGGAGAGGACTCAGACGTCTTCCGTGTCCGCGTAGCAGGAGAGTTCCCGAAGAGCACGCCGGATTCCCTGATTGCCATGGAGTGGTGTGAGAAGGCAACACAGCTGGAGATCAAGACCGCGAAGCTTCGGATCGACATTGGCATCGACGTAGCGCGGTATGGCGATGACAGCTCTGTCCTGTATGTGGTGTTCGATAAGCAGAAGTCCGGAGAGATCGAGATGCACAATCATAACAAAACTACGGAGATCTCCGGGTATGCGGTGCAGATGATCAAACGGTATGCGGCGGCCTATCCGGAAGCGTCCATCCACGTGAAAGTGGACTGCGACGGTCTGGGTGTTGGCGTATATGACAACCTGGATGAGCAGAAGGAAAAAATTGTGCAGGCGGTGTGGGAGGATCGATGCCGGGAAGCAGGACTGGATCCGAAAGACGGGAACCAATGGCGGGATTGTCAGGACGTTCCAGAACTGGATCTTCACATCGTGGAGTGTCATTTCGGCGGCGCCGGAGGCAAGGTCGATGATGACGATCCGATCGAGTATGTCAACAGCACCGGCTTAATGTGGGGAGCCGTCCGACAGAAATTGAAGGACGGATTACTGCAGATCCCGGAAGATGACACGCTGATGACGCAATTGAGTAACCGAAAATACATTGTCAACAAGGACGGAAAGATTGAACTGGAGCGGAAGGAGGCCATGAAAAAGCGGGGACTAAAATCCCCGGATATGGCGGACGCTCTGGCTCTTGCTCTTTATGATCCGGTCGAGTGGACAGTAAACTGGTGATAGATATGGGATTATTAGATTTATTTAAACGCAGCCGTTTTCAGGGCGGCACAGAAAGAATGTATCCGAGATGGACAACACCTCCGGACCGGAACTCGTCAGAGTGGCTGCAGAGCTTCGGAGAAAATCCCCGGCTGTCGGTCGTTGACAAGATCGCATCGGATCTGTCGTACATTCCGGGTAAGCTGTACCGGATCGGCGAGGACGGGGAACGGCAGGAGGTAACATCCCATCCGTTCCTGGATTTCATGGGTCAGCCGAATCCGCTGTACGAGATGACTTCCTCCGCGATCTGGAGACTGCAGGCGATCTTCCTGATGCTCAAGGGCGAAGGATATTTTATCATTGAACGGTATTCCGATGGCACTCCGGCGGAGCTGTGGCCAGTCCCGACGCACTGGGTGCAGATGACGCCATATCAGGGTAATCCGTTCTACCAGGTGCGGACAACGGATGGCTACATGATGAACGTGTCGGTAGATGACATGTTCGTCATGAGAGACCTGAAGCCACTGGATCCGTACCGGCGCGGTCTGGGACAAGCGGAAGCTCTCGCGGATGAAGTGGAGACGGACGAGTATGCGGCGAAGTTCCAGAAGAAGTTTTTCTACAATGACGCGACGCCGGGTATCGTTATCTCCATGCCGGGTGCCAACAATGACCAGCAGACGAGGTTCCTTGCAAAGTGGGACGAGCGGCTGCGGGGACCAAATAAGAGCCACAGGCCGATCACCATCGGAGGTCCGCCTGGAAGTCCGGCTTCGGTAACAAAGCTGGCGGATAACATGAAGGACATGGACATGATCAACGGCCGGACCTTCACCCGTGATGCAGTTCTGGAACATTTTGGGGTTCCTCGCGAGATCATGGGCATCACGCAGAACAGCAACCGTGCCACGGCAGACGCGGCACAGTACATTTATGCGAAGAACGTGCTGACGCCAAAACTGAAGAACCGGCAGGATGCCATTAACCGGCAGCTCCTTCCGGCGTACGGCGAGGACCTGGAATGGGAATTTGATGACATCATTCCGCATGACCAGGAATTCGAGAAAGCGGTGGCGCTGGACGGTTGGAACAACGGACTGCTGACAAAGAACGAGGCAAGGGAGAAACTTGGAATGGAGCCGGCGAAGAACGGGGACATTTACAAGATGAATTTCGCGGATCTGTTCCTGGATGAGACGGAGGATCCGGTGGAGGTAAGCTCTGCATCTGCGAATCTGCAGTTTGCGGAAGGAGATCCGCCGTTAGATGAAGGACGGAATCAGATCGAGATTGATCCGACAGATCTGATGAATCAGGAAGAGGACAAGATCCTTCAACGTGCCGCGGAGATTAAAGCGAGGCGGATCAAGGCAGCAGGGCGGAGTCTTGAACAGGTCCGGAAAACCCAGGAGCGGAAGTTCGAGCAGAGCATGAAGCGCTATTTCAAGGATCAGGCGGATCACATCCGAAAGTCTCTGAATGGAACGAAAAAAGCAGCGGACGGTGACGTTTGGGACGCAATCGGGATTACACAGGAAGAGTTCCAGGCACTTCCGAAAACGGAGCAGCAGGAATTGACCATGAAATTCGTGGCGGGGCTGCTGAATTGGGAAGAGGAAGAAAATATCCTGAATTCCATTCTGACACCGTTATGGGCGGAGACTTATGATAAGGGAACTGAGAATGTGATCAACACATACGGGATCCCGGGGATTAACCGGCCGGAGCTGACAATAACCGCAAGGCTGCGCGGCGGTCAGAGAGTCACCAAGGTAACGAAGACCACGAAGGAGCAGATCGCGAGGATCGTAACGGAAGGTCTCGAGACCGGAAAGAGCCACCAGGAGCTTTCGGATGAGATCATGAACGAGATGAACACCACTGCCGCTAGAGCCCGGACAATCGCCGCTCAGGAGTGCAACACCAGTCTTCAGGCGGGATCCTTCGATATGGCGAAGCGCTGCCGGTTCAAAACAAAGACCTGGCATGTCACGAATATCAATAAGGCGCGGGATACCCACCGGGAGCTGAACGGGAAAACGATCCCGTTCTCAGAACCGTTTGTGACATCAAAAGGGCACAAGCTCATGATGCCGTGTGATCCGGACTGCAATGCGGCGGAAGAAACTGTAAACTGTCATTGCTTTTTGACCTATTCATAAACTATAATTGATGTACAATAGAGGTATCAATTTTCAGTGGAGGTAGTTGAATGGAAAACGAAGAAACCAAAGACCGAGAAAAGAATGACAATATCCCTCAGGCAGATAAAACGTGTTTTATTATTACTCCGATAGGAAATAGCAATTCTGCAATTTATCGGCACATAAATGGGGTTATTCGTAGTGTTATCAGACCGTGTTTAGAGAAGGCTGGGTTTACGAAAATTAAGGCTGCCCATGAGATAAATGAACTAGGTTCGATAAACACGCAAGTAATCACTAGTATTTTAGATGCTGATCTGGTTGTTGCAAACTTAACAGGAACAAATCCTAATGTTATGTATGAACTTTGTTTGCGTCACGCAATTGCGAAGCCAGTAATACATATATGCGAAGCGGGTACAGATTTACCTTTTGACATAAAGGATTCAAGAACGATTTTTTATCGCAATGACATGTTAGGGGTAGATGAGTTAAAAGAAGCTTTGGAGACGATGCTGCGTGAAATTGACTATACTAAAGATTATAAAGATAATCCGATATATAATGCTCGCGCGATAGATTCTATTATGAAGGAAGATGGCGGAGAAAATTCAACTTCAGTAATTATGTCTATGCTGAATAAAGTGATGTCAACCGTAAATAGAATTGAAGCGAACGACAAACAAAAGCAAAGAGAATACAATGAAATTCCGGTAACAAAAAATATGGGCGGGTTATCTCGGGGAGTAGATTCAATGGATCAATTAAATCTGTTCACCACTGGAATTGACCTATCAGATCCACAATATAAATATCTTGTAGGCGATCTAACCAAAAACACATTATAATAATAAAAAGAAGATCAGGGAGACCTGATCTTTTTTTATACAAAAAATTCTGAAGAAAGGAGGAAGAACCAGCATGAAACACGAGACAAAGCGGCTGTCTTTTAAGATGGACGAATACGACGAAGAAGAGGGTATTTTTTCCGGATACGGTGCCGTATTCGAGAACATTGACAGCGGCGGGGACATCATCGAGCCTGGAGCGTTTGCAAAGGCGCTGGCAGGCGGATGGGGGAGAGTCAAGATCCTGGCATTGCATAACGACTGCTGGCTGCCGATCGGAAAGCCGATCGAGCTCCGGGAGGACGAAAAGGGATTATTCCTGAAGGCAAAGATCTCCGATACATCGATGGGAAAAGACATCAAGACCCTTCTGAAAGACGGCGTTCTGAACGAGTTGTCCATCGGCTATGAACCAGTAGTCTTTGAATATGACGAGACCGGGATCCGGCATCTGAAGGAAGTGACCCTGTGGGAAGTGTCTGTTGTGACCTGGGCCATGAACCCGGAGGCGGTCATTACTGACTACAAGTCGGCAACAGAAGAGATCCGGAAAGAGCTGAAGGAAGGACGCAAGATCAGCGATTCAAGGCTTGAGTCCCTGAAAGAGGTCAGCCGCTCCATGAAGGAGTCAGCCCGCATGATCGATTCTGTGATCAGCGAGGCATCCGGGAAAAAGGAAATGCCGGTTTCTCGGAGAAAACCTCTCAGAAGCAGAAAAGCAGGCAACATTGAAATTATTTTTTAAGGAGGAAACAAATTGAGCAGATACAGATTAAATCGGAAAGCAGCAAGAAGAAAGAAGTCCATGAAGATGGGCGCAGGAGATCTCCAGGAAATGATCAAGGATGCAGTAAAGGCTGCCCTGGCGGAAGAGAAAGAGGGCGATGATCCGGAAGAGGATAAGGACGATGATGACATCGCGGATATCGTAAGTGATGCCATCGATTCCATCAATGAGAAACGCAAGTCCGCAAAAGAGGATGAGATCGGAGAGGACGCGGCTGCAGAGATCGTCGAGGCAATCGTTGATGCCGCTGACGGTACGAAGGGCGATGAGGTGGACCTTGAGACTGTGATCCAGGATGCCCTTGACGACGTAAACGAAAAGCGTAAGTCCCGCAAAGAGGACGAGCTGGGTGACGGCTTTGCCGATGAGTTACTGGACGCTGTGGCTGAGGTCATGAGCGACGACGAGCCGGAGGATGACGAGGAAAAGGGGATGAAGGGGACTACTCCCACTCGCCAGAAGAAATCCGCGGGAACTCTCCAGAAACGCCGTGAACCGGCAAGAAAATACAGCAACATTTATATGAGCAGGAAAGGAGAACCGGGAGGCGTGCAGCAGAAAAAGATTCCGGCGCATATCCAGGTGGCACGTGCCATCAAGTGCTTAGATATCCACGGTAAGGGAGATCCGGAGCGTGCCGCATACATGGCAAGAAAGATGTATGGAGATAAGGAGATGGAGCGCGAGTTCAAAGCGATGACAGCGACCAGCTCTGTAGGCGGAGGTTTCCTGATTCCGGAGGTTTACTCCGATCAGATCATCGAGCTTCTTTACCCGAAGACCGTTATCGTGGAGTTAGGGGCACAGCAGATCCCGTTAACAAACGGCAACTTAAACCTTCCGCGTATGACAGCGGGAACCCGTGCAACATGGGGCGGCGAAGGTCGTAAGATCACGGCAGCTTCCCCGAAGTACGGCAACATCCGTATGTCTGCAAAGAGATTGGAAGCTATCGTGCCGCAGTCCAGAGAGCTTCTGTTAATGTCTAACTTCTCTTCTGATGCGATGTTCGCAAACGACCTGTTCCGCCGCATGCAGTTAGGTCTTGACTATGGTGGATTATACGGCACAGGCAGCGAGTTCCAGCCGACTGGCATTGCAAATAACAAAGAGGTTGAGAACATTGATGCGACAAAGTTAGACACTGCTGAGCTTGCAGATACGAACGGAAAGATCACCGCAGACTTCCCGGTTTACGTATCCTCCAAGGCATTAGGAAAGAACATCGATGACCTTCATGCCGGATGGGCGATGAACAGCCAGCTGGAGGGTGTGTTCAAGAACATGAAGACCCAGACCGGAGCATACATCTACCGCGATGAGATGATGGAAGGAAAATTAGCTGGTATGCCGTATAAGGTGAGCAACCAGATTCCGATCGATAAGAACGGAAAGACAGATCTGTTCTTTGGAAACTGGTCTGATCTTCTGATTGGCGATCAGATGGGACTTGAGACTTACACAACCCTTGATGGTACATGGACTGATGAGCAGGGCATCCAGCACAATGCGTTTGAGGAGAACCTTTCTGCGACCCGTGCAATTATGTTTGATGACATTGCTGTACGTCACGCAGAGAGCTTCCTGTACTGCAAAAACATTAAAGTATTTTAAGGAGGACAAGCATGAGAAGAGCATTATTTGATACTGTGTCTGTTGTGATTGGATCCGGAAAAGTTGTAGACCGCGAGGGATTCCTCTCCGCGGTTTATGCTGCATCTATCGGATCCATCACCGGATCCCCGACGGCCGCAAAGCTGACCGTTAAGGTAGAGCATTGCGATACAAAAGACGGAACTTTTGAAGTGGTCCCGGATTCCAAGCTGGATCCAGACACTACAACCAGCGATGGCATCCTGAAGGAGATCTCCGTGACATCCGGAGAAGAGATCAAGATGAATCTGGACCTTTTAGGCTGCAAGCGTTATATCAAGATCACACCAACAATCAGCTTTACCGGCGGAACAAGCCCGGCGGCATCCGGAGCAGCGTATGCGCTTGTCCTGGGTGATCCGGCGCAGGCTCCGGTTTAGGAGGGCGCAGGCATGGATCGGAAAAAGCGCGAAAACAAGATGACTGCTCCCCGGAGCAATAAGGCGGGGGCTCCGGTCTCTGCCTTAAAGAAAGGTGATGCGAATGGAGAGAAAAAGCCTGCTTGCAGATAATGCGATGACAACGCTGGAGACCATGCTGGACTTCCTGGGAATAACCGAGACAGACGATTCCACCAAGAATAACATCGAACGTTTGATCAATGCAGCGTCAAGTTATATCGAGACCATGACGAATCGTAAATTTGCGCTCAGGGAGTACACAGAAACGCATTTTCCGACCGGATATCAGGAACTGTGTCTGAAACAGTACCCGATCCGGGAGGTGATGTCGGTAGAAGATACAGGCTATCACCAGAAACTGGATCCGGAGTCCTATTCCTTTGCAGATACAGGAGACATCGGAGTCCTTTTTAGCGATGCCGGATGGGAGCTGCGGGGGTACAGAAGTGGCTTGGCAAATGATCTTACAAGGATTAACCGATGTCTGAAGGTGAAGTATCAGGCAGGATATGTTTTGCCGAAAGATGCCACAGAAGAACATCCGGCGGATCTTCCGTATGATCTGCAGTATATCGTGTGGCAGATGGTACAGCAGCAGTGGAATCTTGCCAACAACGGGGCGAACGGGCTGGCTGCCTTCAGTATTTCTGATGTCAACTGGACCTTTGACCATGCGCTCAGTGAGCAGGTGCAGGCAGTAATCAATCAGTATATGAGGTGGACCTGATGACAGTAAACGATACCATAACGCCGGAACTGGAACGGATCAAGGCAGAATTTGAAAAGCTAAAAGAAATGAAACTGCATATCGGAATCCAGGGAGGCAATGGGTTCGGGGCTGGTGGCGAGGGCCGCGAAGGAGCACCTGCAGATATCCTGACGATCGCCAATGTCCATGAGTTTGGCGCAACGATCCATGCGAAGAACGTCAAAAATCTCGCGATTCCAATTGCGAAGAAAGCAGTAGGAAAGAGTCCTCTGGATTTCCCGGGGCTCTTTTTCCTTCGCTCCGAAAACGGGTATCTGTTCGGATGTATCAGCCCGAACCGAAAAGGAAAAGAACCGAAAGTGAAGAGTTCCCCTTCCGATACGACACCGAAGGACAGGAAACCGGGGAATAAAAAGATCCCGACAAAAAAGGACGACATTGAGTTTCTGTTTATCCTGATGGAATCTGTGAATATTCCAGAGAGAAGCTTCATCCGCGCGGGATATGACAGCAATGAGCAGGCAATCGAAGATATTGTTTCCACGATGATCAGCCATGTTGTATTTGACGGATGGGACGCGGAGAGTGTCATGGACCATATCGGGATGAAAATTGTAGGGCTGATCCAGGAATACATGAACCAGCCGTTCAATTTTAAAAACAAGGGAAATATTACAAAAGCCACATCGAACTGGCCGGATAACCCGCTGATCGAGACCGGAAGACTAAGGAATTCCGTCACATACCGGATAGAGAAAGGATGATGTATCGCATGAACAGTTTTGCGTATGCCAAACCAATGATCCCGAATGGACTGCTCCATGAGATGTTTGAAATCAAATCAGGAGCGGCGTTTCAACAGGATAATGGTGGACAGTACATACCGGGAAAAGAAACCAGAATCTCATTCCGTGGGGTGATCCTGCCGGTGAATGATAAGGACCTAATTCGCGACGCGGCGGGAACCTATATGCACTGTACAGAGAAAATCTACACAAACGGACATGCACTTCAGATTGGCGCCCGCGTGATGGATCAGGATGGGACCGTATACACGATCACCCAGGAGCTGGGGCATAATTCCATCCACCCGATGAAGCGTTATCTGATCGAGAGGAAGGGAGATGCGGCGAAACGATGAACTTTTTAGAAATCCGAAACCGGATCATCCAGTGCTTAAGCGAATACCTTCAGTGTCCGATCATGCTGAATAACCAGCAGAATCCGGAAGCGGAATACCCGTATCTCTTTTACAGTGCGGCTCCATACACGCCGGAAGGCGGGCAGGGAGATTATCAGTTGGAGAAGCTGGATGATGGATATCTGGAGAAACGGACCGGGGAAGCCAGCTGCACCTTTTCCTTTACATGCTGCAGCACCGATCGGGAGGTCGGTAACGAGTATGTTCTGGGAGAGGATGAAGCTTTTCGTTTTGCGGACAAGGCGGCCGGGTGGTTCCTCCATGCCGGTTACGATACGATCGCAGGCATGGGAATAACCGTTGATGATGTGTCAGCTGTTCAGGACCGATCCACGCTGATGGTCGATGAAGAGGCGAGGCGGTACGGCTTTGACGTCCGGATCCGGTATGTCCGCACAGATACCCGGAAGATAGAAACCATTGAACATGTAGTGACAAAGAAAGGAGACAGCAATGAGCTCTAAAGACGTAGTAGTGGTTGTGAAGCTGGAAGAGGTTGACACTTCCGTTGCTTCACTCGATATTCTTCTGATCTCCACGGCCGGAGCGAAAGACGTGAAGACTTATACGGATCCGGAAGATATCGCAAAGGACTATACGGCAGAAAGTGCTGTGTATAAAAAAGCAAAGGTGATGATGGGACAGGGTAAGGCGAAACCGACACCTGCATCCCTGATCAAGAAAGTCAAAGTTGTAGGATTTGCGGAACCGGAATCTCCGGAAGCACTCGTAAATGCGATCAAAACATTTCAGGATAAGGATAATGATTGGTACATGTTCCTTACTGATCAGCATGAGGACGCCTACATCAAAGCACTGGCGGCATTTGCCGCGGACAGTGAACCGAGTGAAGCAGAGCTGACGGCCGGAGTCGAGGATCACCGGAAATTCTACTTTGCAGAGACTGACAACAAGGAACTGAAGATCACTGACAGAAGAACAGCGGTGATCTACACGGAAAATCTGGCCGAGCAGGCGGAAGCTGCTTGGATTGGTTCCGCTGGTCCTTGGTATCCGCAGTCTGTAACATGGAAATTTAAGATGCCGGTGGGAGTGTCTGTGCCGAGCTTAAAAGAATCCGAACTCGCGATCCTGGAAGAGAACCATGTGAACTGGGTTACCAATGAGTACAAGAAAAACTACATCAAAAACGGATGCTGTGCTGACGGAGAGTGGATCGACACGATCCTCGGCGGCGACTGGATCGCTAAGACGATGCGTGAAAAACTGTACAACATTTTCACAAGTAATGAAACGATTCCGTACACGGATGCCGGTTTTACGATCGTGGCAGCCGGCGTTTTTGAAACGCTGGATCAGGCAGCCGATTACGGGATCATTGCCACAGATCCGGAATCTGGCGCCGGAGTGTATAACGTATCCGTTCCGAAGAGATCCGCGGCCACAGACCAGCAGGCAGCATTACGCCAGATGCCGGATATCCCGTGGGAAGCACAGCTGGCTGGAGCCGTCCATGGTGTGAAGATCTCCGGAACCTTAAAAGTAACGCTGAATTAAGTAAGGAGGATTATCAATGGATGTAACAAGTTATGATCCGAAAAAAGTCAACGTGGCGGTGGACGGAGCTATTATTACCGGATACGCATCAGACTCCATGATCACGGCAACAAAAAACGAGGATGCAGTGACTACAGAAGTGGGCTGCAAGGGCGATGTGGTATATTCCGAGAATGCGAATGAGAGCGGTACGATTACAATCACGCTGCAGGGAACTTCTTCCTCTCTGCCGCGTCTCAGAATCCTGGCGTCAAGCCGGAAACAGATATCTGTGACTGTATCTGATGCAAATGACAGCGATGATATCAGCATCACGGCGCAGAAATGCCGCGTTGTGAAGATGCCGGATGTGTCCAGAGGGAAGACATCCGGAAATGTAACAATTTCAATTTTCGTACCGAATCTTCAGGTACGGTAAACCATGAAGAAGTGGCTGGACCGTCCAAAAGGATTAACTGAAAGGGGATATAGAAAGTATATGGCAAAGCAGAAAGAAGTCGTAGTAAATGGCAACAAATTTATGCTTCAGAGCGTGTCTCCGAGATGGTATTTTGATCTCAATGACCGCTGTGGAATGACTGGCGGAAAGCGGAAGACCGCTGAATACATCGATGAGCTGTTTAAAAACGTGGTCATTGACCCGAAAGAGGTCAGCACAAAGGGATTTGATTATTTCGAGGAGGCAGAAGATATTTTAACCCCTGAAAAGCTTCTGGGAGAGATCGAATCCTTTCTTAGAGGCAGAAGCTAATGAAGGGCTGGCTCAGTCCAGAGCATTAAGGCATCAGGAATTCTGGACTCTTGTTTTTTCAACAGGAAAGATTTCTTATTCCGAGTGGGCCCAGATGGATCTCGGGGAGTTCTACGAAGCACGAGAGGCATACCTCAATTTCAGACAATCCATAAGTGACCGGCAGAGTGCTTCGTAGGAAGTTCTGCCGGTTCTTCATTGAAAGAGAGGTGACAAATTGAACGACCAGAGAAATCTAACAATTGGCGTAGACTTTGGGCTGAAGGATTCTATCAATCAGCTGGAAAGTATCTACGGCAGCATCCAGGGAATCAAAGCTGGATTCCAGGGAGCTGAAGACAGCGGCGTCCAGATGGGAAGCCGCGTGGCAAGAAGTGCCGGAACGATGGCGGACGGACTCCACGATGCAGACCGAGAAAGCCGGAAGGTCATTACGACACTGGACCGGCTGGAAGATTCCGGAGACGGGGCGGGATCCGCAATCCGGGATGCCGGGGTTGCGTTCGATCGGTTCGGCGATAAGGCAGAAGAAAATGTCGGGCAGGCGAAAGATGAGCTGCGGGACGCAGTGAAAGCAGCAGATGCTTTCGGCAGTGAGATTGCGAAAAATTCTGGAACTGCGGCAAAGGATATGGATGGAGTGTCCGACGCTGCGCGAGATGCGGGAGATGCATTTGAGGATGCCGGTGTTCAGGTGGAACGATCTTACATTCAGATGGGTGCCGAGGCTGACAGCTTTAAAAAGGCTGTTATCGTTACAAGCGCCACAGCGAACAAAGAGACAAATTCTATCGCAAAGACGATCAAAGCCGGACTCCAGGGCGCTTATGGATATGCGGGAAAGAAGGCCGCCAAGTTTACACGGGACGCTGTGAACGGCGCACGGGATGTCAAGGAGGCATTTACCCATCCGATTCAGACGATCCGGACAAAGCTCTCTGACGCGCTTGAGCGGGCAAGAGAGCACATCGATGACGTAGGGGATGAGGCGGATAAAACCGGCGCAGACCTGGATAAAATGGGGAGCGATGGCTCCGGAGCAGGAACGGCGATCAAAGACGCTATGGGATCTGCTGTGAAGTCGTTCTTTGCAGTGTCCGCGGCGATCGAGGTCTTTAAGAAGGGTGTTGAACTGGCAAAACAGTTCGGATCAGCGGTCTTGGAAGTCGGTAAGTCTGCGGAACAGACGGGAGCAAAATTCGAAGCTGCTTTCTCTCCGGATTCCGGGGTGAAGGAATGGTCAGAGAATTTCTCGTCTGCGATTCACCGGAGCAATACCGAAGTGCAGAGCTTTTTGGTATCCAATAAAGCGATGTACAACGAGCTGGGGATCACCGGAGAAGCGGCCACAGAGCTCTCGAAGATTACGACTTCGCTGGCATATGATCTGGGGACCGCGTTTAAGATGGACGATTCGGAAGCCCTCAGTGTCGTACAGGATTATATCAACGGCAACACGAAGGCAATGGCCGAGTACGGCATCCAGATCGATGATACAGCCCTGAAGCAGTCCGCAATGGAGATGGGGCTTGGAAAGAACATCGACAAGCTGGATGATTATGCAATGGCGCAGGTCCGGGTGAACGCACTGCTGAAGAATTCGACGCAGATCCAGCAGATGGCGGCGAAGGAGCAGGAAGGATATGCAAACGGGATCAAGAGCCTGAACGGTATCTGGCAGAACTTCCTCGCGGATGCAGCGGAGCGGTTTGCACCGGTGTTCACAGATCTCACGAACACGCTGCTGACATCCTGGCCGCAGATTGAACCGGTACTGATGGGAATCGTCGATACGATGAGTATCGGAATTTCCTCCGGTGCTCCGGCGATTATGAGTCTGGCAAAAGACGCGATTCCACCGCTTATTGATGTGATCGGGCAGTTAGGATCCATTGCCGGTCCAGTCGGAGGCACTCTGCTTAATATTGCAACGACGGCACTGCCGCCGCTCTCCCGGATCATCGGGACCATGGCGACGACGATCGTCCCGCCGTTTGTGAACATTCTGAGGGTGTTGGGAGATGATGTAGTTGTTCCGCTGATGCCATATGTGGAGAGCATTGCAAACTCCATTCTTCCGGCGTTGTCGGCTGGATTGAAGATGATCCCGCCGATCTTGCAGACCATCTCACCGGTTCTCGGAGGCATTGCGGACATTTTGTCCCGTGTTGTGAGCTTCTTATCGAAAATCGTTCAATGGGCGGCTGGCGGGCTTGCAGGACTTCTTGACAAGGTCGCTGGCGTATTTGGCGGCGGTTCTTCGGCGGCAAAATCTGCAGGTGCGAAGATTCCACATAACGCAGATGGAGATCCGGACTTTAAAGGTGGCTGGACCCACATCAACGAGCGCGGCGGTGAGATCGCATATCTGCCGTCCGGATCCGCTATCATTCCGGCGGATAAGAGCGAGCAGATCATCAATAACAGCCGGCAGAGCAGTGTTAAAACAGACATTAACTTCAACCCTACTATCAAGGTGGAAATCCACGGAGACAGTGAGGGCGGAGGTACGAAGCTGACGGATGACCTGAAGCAGATGATCAAGGAGCTGTATCAGGAGATGCAGGAAGAACATTATGATCAGATGGCGATCCAGCAGGGAAATGCATAGGAGGTTGACATGGCATATCGTTTGTCCGGAAAGAAATCCGGAGCAATATCGTTTCTTCCGGCAACCGGAACGGTAACACAGGAGACGATGACAAAATCCAGTAAGATGACATCCAATGCGATCGAAGGCGGGAGTAGCATCGAGGACCATGTTTACTTGAATCCGGAACAGTTCCAGATCGTGGGCGTTGTGGTAAAGAACCACAGCGCCTTCCGGTCCAGATTGGAGACAATGTGGAAGAATCGTGATCTGGTGACGTATGTGGGAAAGTTCCGGGTAGAGAATTATGTGATTATAAGTCTTCAGATGAAAAATGACTCGGGAAATCGTGATGGATTTTCGTTTACAGCCACGCTGCAGAAAGCCAACATCGTTTCTGGAGCATATGTGGAGATCGGGCAGGAACCGCTTATGAGCAAGCAGGATTCCGCCAAAACAGTGTCTTCAGCAGGTCTGAAGACAACCGTATCAAAACAGATCAGTCAGAGCGCCTATGCGGCATATGTGAGCAGTTATAACGGAAAGAGCAGCAGTGGACCAACGCAAAGGAAAACTGCAAGCTACAACGGCGTGTAGGAGGTGTGACAGATGGATGAATTGCAGTCAATGGGACTGACGACGGAGGTGGAGTATATCCCAATCGATACGTCAAAGGTCCCGTATACATTTTCAATCAAGCTGGATGATCGTACGTACACTCTGACGGTCCGGTATAACGAGCAGGGAAAGTTTTTCACAGCTGACCTGGCAATTATGGCCACGGGAGAAGTGCTGTGCTACGGGGATCCGGTGCGGTACGGGAGACCAATGTTCCGGGTGATTGAGGACGCAAGATATCCGATCCCGGTGATCGTCCCGTACTGCTTATCAGGAGATGTGGATACGGTAACATTTGAAAACTTCGGAAAAGAAGTGCAGCTCTATCTGCATGAAAGGAGGACAGACTGATGGCTTTTTTCCTTCGGTCCGCCACCTTGCAGATCGGACCCCTGAAATACAACATGAACGATGGTTTTTATTTCGATTTTGAAGTACCGTTTTATGATTCTGACCAGCTGATCACCGCTTCTTTTACCGTATATAACTTGAATCCAACCTCTCGTCAGGGCATTGTAAAGAACCAGGTGGTCATCCTTAATGCCGGGTATGAAGATGACGAGGGCGTTCTTTTCGTGGGACAGGTTGCAAGCTGCAGCCATAAACAGAATGGCGTGGAGTGGCAGACAAAGATCACAGCAACGGCGGCACTCGATCAGTGGCTGAATAAGAAAGTCAACAAGACCTACGCGGAAGGCACGACGGCGGAAGCTATCGTTCGGGATCTTCTGAATATGTTCGCCCTGGAGATCGGCGTCTTTCAGCTTGCGGAGAATGTGGTATACCCGCGCGGCCGGGTATGCTCCGGAAAGCTGAAGGATGTTTTGCAGGAAATCGTTACCAGGGAATGTAAGTCGAGGCTGCTGATCCGGGCAAATCAGGTCATTATTAACAATCCTGCTGATGGGGTAAATAAAGGATATCTCCTTACACCAGCGAGTGGACTCCTCTTTCAGTCAGACGATTCTGATGTGACCACGGTAGAGGCACCGCAAAATAAAGGAGCAAGTGCAGAGACGAAAGCGGCAGCGAAGAAGACCTGGAAAAGGACCTGCCTTCTCAATTATCGTTTGGGTCCTGGAGATATCGTGCAGATCCAATCAAGAGACCTGAACGGAAAATACCAGATCATATCCGGAGTACATAAAGGATCTCCAACGGGAACCTGGACGACTGAGATCGAATTTAAGGTTGCAGGATAGGAGAGAGAATGGGATACAAATCAGCAGAACTTAACAATGCAGAAGCGAATGAAAGAAAAAATCTTCTAAAGATCCGTTGTGCGGACCTTGTGCAGGTGACAGCTTTCGATGCCGGAAAGATGACCGTCAATGTGAAACCTTTGGTAAAAAGGGAGATCGGTGACACGGTTGTTTCCCCGCCTCCGATTCTGGGCGTGAAGGTTGCAAATATTCCACTTGAAGTGGAGGTCGAGGGAAAGAAAGGAACAGTAACCGTAAAAATCAATCCGGGAGATATCGGTGTGGTGGTCTATCTGGATCTGGACAGCGATAACTCTATCAAGACCGGAGCAGAGAGCACGCCGAACTCTTCCAGGGTGCATTCTGGGGATGATGCGGTCTTTGTTGGTGTTGTACAGAAAGGGTGATGGCATGAACGATGCATGGAAGATTGATCCGGAGACAAAAGATCTGTGTTTTGATGATAATGGACTTCTGGAAACTGTGAGTGAAGATGACACGGTGGTCCAGAGCGTAAGAATGACGCTGACAGCGTTCAAGGGAGACTTTGATCCGGTTCCGGATCATGGTACCGATTATGAGCAGATCCTGGGGCTTCCGGTCGATGAGGATGCTATGGACGAAGTAATCAGGGAAGCAATCTTTCAAGAGAACCGTGTGGCCATAATCGATGAGTTGACGATCAACATGCAGAACCGGTCGGCGGAGATCAGCTTTTCCGGAACTTTAAATGACGGAGAAAAAGTCAGCATGGAGGTGAATGTGGGTGAATGATAACTGGGGATTAACGGATAAGGGCTTTTACCGCCCGACCTATACGGTGCTCTTGAATGCTTTGGAATACAAGGCAAGGGAGCTGTATGGTGATGGAATCAACTTAACTGTGAGATCTCCGCTTGGCGTGTTTTTGCGTATTCTGGCATGGATTTGGAATATCCTCTTTGCCTGCTTGGAAGATGTGTATAATAGCCGCTTTGTGGACACAGCCGTGGGGACAAGCCTTTATCATCTGGGAAATGCAATCGGTATGCAGCTTCTTCCGGAAGGAAAAGCAACCGGATATATTTCTATAACAGGCATAGTGGGGACCGTGGTTCCAGCGGGATTCCTGGTGGCAACAAACGGAGGATTGCAGTATACGGTCATGTCTGCTGTTACAATCGGAGAATCTGGGACATGCCTTGCTTTGATTCAGGCGGTCGAAACAGGACCGGAATACAATACGGCGGCAGGAACCATCCAGGTGATCGTCAATCCATCCTCTGTAGCCGGAGTGACAGCCATTACGAATGGTGCAGAAATCACAGGCGGACGTCTGAAGGAGACGGATGCGGAGTTTCGGGAAAGATACTACAAGTCGGTGGATTATCCAGGCGGAGTCAATGCAGATGCTATCAGGGCTGTGCTGCTAAATGATGTTGAGGGAGTATCATCTGCATATGTTTATGAAAATGATACAGATGCACACGATGACACCTACAATCTTCCGCCGCACAGCCTGGAGGCGGTTGTGTATGGAGGTTTGGATGAGAAAATTGCGAAAGCAATATACTCGCGCCGATCCGGAGGTGTCCAGACGATAGGCGGCGTATCAGTTAATGTCGTAACAGCATCAAAACAGCAGTTGGCGATCAGATTTTCCCGTCCGACGCCGAAGAAAATCTGGATTAAGATCTCAAAATTAAAAAAGAACAGTTCTTATGCTGGAGATGACACAATACGGGAAGCATTAGTGGAATACATCGGCAGCTCGACGGCCGGAGGTTTGGAGATTGGTATTGATGTCATCTACATTAAGCTACCTGGAATTGTAGCTGCAGTCTCGGGAGTGGAAGATTTTGATATTGATATCAGTACAGACGGAATCACTTACGGAAAATCCAATGTGTCGATTGGGTATCGAGAAAAAGCCATTACAGAAGAAAGTGCGGTGATCATCGAATGAGCTTTGCGATAAAGATGCTGGAAATGCTGACCAGCGCGTATAACCGAACGGACATCTTGGAACTGAAAGAAAAGAGGACACCGAAAACGAATATCGGAAAGTTGTTCACTTTATCAGGATGGGGTTTTGATATTATCCATGATCAAACAGAGAAAGTCCGGCTGTGGGATGACATCGATGTTATGGAAGGTGAAACACTCACGAGATACGGGAATGGTTTCGGAGTAGCCAGAGGAGAAGCAGGAGATGAGATTTACCGGATCATGATCAAGGTAAAGATCATCGCCATGCTTGCTGCTGGAGATCTTGATACGATCATCCTCTCGGCGGCATCCCTTTTTGGTGTAAGTGCGGAGGATATATCTTTTCAGGAAGTCTATCCTGCAAAAATTTATCTGTATATCGATGAGGATAAGTTGGATCAGGAACACAAAAATGTTGCAGATACGATTGCCGGACTAATGAAACGGATAAAGACCACAGGTGTCGGAATCAGAATTTTCTATAAGACGTACAGTAGTAAGCGAGCTGCTGTGTATGTGGGAACGCCTACATGCATTGCGGCTTTTATTAATGTAGCTCCGATGCCGTTAAACAAGAAGAGTGTGAAGACGATTGAATTAAAAGCAGGAATAGGAACTCTTGTTTGTACAAGGGTATCTTATCCGGCAATACCACGGGAGGTATAGGAATGTCAGGAACAGTATTGACGAATAAAGGATTGGCGCTGATCACAAAACTGGTAGCTGCCAGCACAGAACTGCAGATATCGAGAGTAGCCGTGGGAACCGGACGTGTTCCCAGTGGAGTTGACCCGCAGACAATGGTGGATCTGAATGAGTATAAGATGGACGCGCAGATTGAATCCTATGGCGTGAGCCCGGACCAGTCTGACGTTGCATATATCGCGGCACAGGTAAGCTCTATTGGCGTCAGTGCCGGCTTCGCAGTTACGGAGGCTGGAGTCTTTGCAACGGATCCGGATGTCGGAGAGATCTTGTATGCGTATCTGGATCTTACAGAGGATCCGCAGTATATCTATGCGGAAACGGATGCAATCAGCAAATTTGCGGAGATCACGTTTAACGTGCTGATTGGGTCTGTCGCAAAGGTAACCGCTTATGTGTCACCAGGAGCACTGACAAAGAAGGTAGACTTCAATGCATTTAAGGAGTCCGTTGAGACCCCAGAGTTCGATGATTCCGGAGCGGTGGAAGGGATCAGCAGCTTTCCAAGTTTTCTTGAAACCATGAAGTCGAAGATGAATTTCTTCCAGTTCTTCAGAAATTTAAAAGCCGGACTGCAGTTCGTGCTGCACGCTGGGCAGATCGTTAATAACTGCGTGACGGACAATGCAGGGTTGCCATTATCGGCGGCGCAGGGGAAGGTGCTGAAGGACCTGTACACTCAATTGTATAGTGACATGGGGAAAAAAATTTCTATTGGCGGTGAAATGATTGGTGGTTACGTTAATTGGCAAAAAAGTGATGGACGATTTGCAACAATAGTTATTGATACCCCAGATGGTCCAAACCAGCTTATTTTAGAAAAAAATAGTGCCGCGGTTACAATATTGAGAAATAATACATGGCAGGAACAGTATCGGCTTGCGACAATATCAATGTTATCCGATTATGTTTTAAAGTCAGATCTCGTTGTTTCTTCCGCAGCTTTACAGTCGAAGCAAAATGTCACTGATGAATCATACATCAAGTTTTATAAATATGGGAAAATCGTAGTTGCGCATATTACAGTAACAACAACATCTGAAGTATCTGGTTATAATGTATTAAAATTAGGAGTTATTCCCAATGGATTCCGCCCAAACTTTGAGTGTAGATCTCTTATTTTGCGTCAGCAGTCCAATGAATCGAGAATTTTAGCATTTACAACAAGCGGCGATATCAATTTATGGAACTGGTCGACTAATGCTGGTATAACAACTCCATCAGGAAGCTCATTTTGTGGGGAAGCAGTATTTTGTGTTGCCTAATCAGTTGATATTTTCGCAATTTTATACCAATGTATCATTTTTTTCTGCCAGATTGTGCAGATCCAAATTCCATTATTGATGCGAGGAGAAGCAATCAATAATGTGCCAAAGTTACATCCGTCATTTGAATTGCTATCTTCTCCGAGCAAAAGAGCATAAAAATCCCCCATATTATACTCTGAAAATATTTCTGTCCCAGCATCCTTATTGACGTCAGCAGTAATCGCTTCAAAATGATAAGAACCCGCCTGCGTCAATTGACCGGCAGAGCTAAGACTTTTGATAGTCTTAACACCTGGGTATCCGTTTTTAGATGCAGTTAGTTCGCTTTTCGTAGCATATGAATTCAAAGCAGATACATCGGCCTTGTCACTATACAATTGAGTCTGTGTTCTGGATAAGTGCCGCAGATAAAGCCTCCATCCTTTACAATGAAATGTGAAGGAAAGGAGGCTTTTATGATAGAGCAGATCATCAAAAATGTACTTAATGAGATGACATCACGGCTGGATCCGGAGCAGATGGAGCATCTCAGCAATGTACTCTATTTGAATTTTCATGGAAAAGAAATTCAAGAAGAGCACACAGAGTTGGTTGACACAGGTGAGGATGGAGACGAGGCAAAAATCCGGATGTTCGTGGCCAGCAAGATTGCCATGAACAGGAAGCGAAAAACACTGCAGCATTATGTGAAAGAAGTTAGAAATGTTTTAGCATTCCTCGGAAAGAGCATTGACGCAGTGACGGGAATGGATCTCCGGATGTACTATGGATATATGAGGGAAAAGCGTGGAATCAAAGCAGTGACAATGCAGACGAGATTGCACTATTTATCCAGTTTCTGGGATTTTCTCATCACAGAGGAGCTTGTCAGAAGCAATCCTGTGAAAAAAGTGGGGACGTTAAAGCTTGAAAAGGAGATCAAGAAACCATTCTCGGCTGAGGAAATGGAGCGGTTGCGTGATGCCTGCCCAGGAGTTCGAGACCGCGCCATGATAGAATTTTTGTATTCCACGGGAGTCAGAGTTTCCGAGATGGCAGCCTTAAATGTTGGCGATATCGAAATGGGACGTCAGGAATTGATCGTATACGGAAAGGGGAGCAAAGAGCGAAAAACTTATCTAACAGATTCAGCGAAGTTTTATCTAAAACGATATCTAAAAGAACGTGACGCAAAAGACAATGAGCCGCTATTTGGCGCGGAGCATCGTCCGGATCGACGGTTGACGGTGGCTGGAATCCAGTATATGCTTCGGCAGCTGGGTGCCCGGGCCGGGGTTGAGAAAACACATCCACACCGGTTCCGGCGAACGATAGCTACGGACCTGCTTGCGCGCGGCATGCCGATTGAGCAGGTGAAGGAGTTTTTGGGGCACGAAAAACTTGATACCACATTGATTTATTGCACCGTTAAGGAAGAACAGGTAAAAGCCAGTCATAGAAAATACGCGTAA